GTCAGATCGCGCATCGGCACGCCAGGAACGAACGTCACACCGTCACCAACGTACTTCATCCCATCGCTTTTAGCCATGTATCGCTCTCCCGATGATTACGTACTTTGCGCGACGGTAGTCCTCGCCGCCGATCACCACGTCGTCCTCTTCACTCTGACCGGCGAAACCCAGGAGGTCCCAAAACCCGGCGAGATTACGGTTGTCCATCACTACGTCCGCCATCATCTTCTCGATCACGTCCAGACGGTCCTCGGCCTGGGCCTCTGTCCACCCGCTTTTCTTGTCAGCGTAGGCGATGAACACATGAACCGCAAGAGAGAACGCCGTGTCGTAGGCGTTCGACAGAGTGACGTAGGCCCTGGCGACCTTCTCGCCCGACACCATCATCACCGGACTCTGCTTGCCGAAGTCCCCTGGGCGATAGTTGAAGAGGGCCTGCACCGGCTTTCCCACGCCGACCATTACTGGCGTGAGCAGAGCCGCCAACTTGTCCCGCACGACCTCACGATTGACGCTGTTCGCCGCCACGCTATACCTTCATTTCCTCGCGCATGATCGCCTCGAACTCGCGGGCGATCCCGGCGCCGGCCTCGTCTTCGGTGCGCTTGTAGAACGCATGGTCCCCGCCGCGAGCGTGTTCCTTCGGACCATACAGATACGGCCTCTGACCACGCGGGTTAACTGCACTCTGGTCGATCTCGATGATCCCCCGGTTCGGCGTGGTCGTGTAAATCATCCGATGACTCGCTCGCAGGCCGCCACCCTTGAAAATAAAGACGTGCGTGATCGACAGCACATAGCGGAACGCCGCCTGCAACGCTTCCCGGACCGCGCGGTGTGACTTGCCGCCGGGTCGCAAAGCCTGTATCCGCATTTCATTGTCACGCTGGGCCTCTTGCAGACCCTCGATGCCTAGTTTCATTGGGGCCTCTTGAGGTCCTCGACGATCAACAGCAGACTCGTGTCGCCTGCCCGGAACGGCCAGTCGGCAACGTGCGAGATCGGATAATCGAAGCCACCGTACGTCAGATAGTCCCCGACCACGACATCGTACTCACCATCCACGAATGTCTGCAACTTCTCCTCAGGTGCAGAGACGCCCATCCTCAGTGCAATCGCAGAATCGAGCGGCATGAGGGGCAGAGCCTTCACGCCGGACAGCAACGCCATCGGCTGACCACGCAGGCCGGTTGTCACCGACACTCCAGGGTTCCGCTTAGTCGCCACCGTGATCGTTGCCATCCGGCGGAACGAGGGTGAAGTCATGGGAGGATGTAACGAAAGTGATCTTCGGTGAACTCGGACAGGCCAGCCTCCGCCGCCGTCGGATCAGTTACAGCGTCCGCGGGAATGTCCTCCGAGTAGCCGTCCACCTTGACCAGCCCGGCGCTTATCACCCCTGCGCCGCCACCACCGAACGAGTCCCGCAGGACGCTCGCTCGATCGGCAAACTGCTTCGTCGCCTGGGACAACGACTCTCGCCTGGGGCCAACCGTTGTGTCCACCAGCGCCGCGTAGCGGGTCGATAGGTTCTCACACGCCATCGCCGCCGCCGCACCGTACGACTGATCTTCCTCCTCCAGGAAGAACAAGACCTGTTCATCCGTGAAGTTGGAACCGTCCGGCAGAGGACCAGCGCCTTCCTTGTCGTCCCCTATCAGGAGACGAACCTTGCCGATCAGCGTATCGACGTTGACGGTGAACGCCATTAGCCGGCCTTCGCCTCAGCGATCCTCGCACGGATTTCCTCGGCAGTGTCGTTCTTGCCGACCTCGATCCCGAGGGACTTGGCCTCACCGACCATCGCCTCGAACGCTTCGGCCTCGGCCTTATCCTGCAACGCGGCCTTCGACACCTTGGACTTGCTCTGCTCTCCGGCGCAGTCCTCGTGCATCCCGCCGCCGACCATCGCTCGATCCAGGTTCTCAGCGAACGCCTCGAACCCGGTACCTTCCTTCGCCGCCTTCAACGGCCTGCCGCAGTGAAAGCACGTATTCGGGGAAAGCAAGACAAACCGTTCCATCGTCTCCTCCGGTTTTTTAGGAACGGGGCGCAGAAGGCTCCTCGCCCACTGCGCCCCGTTCGGTATCAGTCTCTAGGTGGCCTCAGACGATCTACGTGATCGTCGGGGTCACATAGTTGCCGGCGGCATTGATGTAGGTCAGGACACCGTTCGTCCGATCCTCGCCAATGCCGACGCCGAACTCCGCCCACATCACCGCGACCAACTGCGGCGCGTTCGCCCACACGCCGGGGATCAGACGCCAGCCGAAGCCGGACGTGCGATCGATCCGAACGCGCAGAGGATTGCGCGGGTCAAGGCTACCGTACGCCTTGAACGTGCCGAAGTAGTTCGTCGGCAGTCGCGGGGTCAGCCAGATTCGGCCAATCCCCATCGACGTTTCGATGTAGCCGAAGTAGATCGAGTTGTCAGGGATCGCCGCCCGCTCGCCCGCGGACGAGTGGTACACGATCCCAGGCCATTCGGGGGACTTGTACCCCGTCATGCCCTTCCACGTCGCCGCATCCGCCTCGGACGCGATGATCTCGAACGGCGACAGGTGTCCATGCTCCCGGATCGTGAACATGGCGGTCGTCACCGCCGCCGCATCGAGCGGCGTGGTGCGAAGCAGGTGCGAGTGCGACGTGGCGAACGTCTTGCCCTCCGGCGAGTCCGGCGCTTTGTAGGTCGTGTCGGTGGCGGCGGCATCCACGAACGGGACGGAGGCGTTGGCTGTCACACCGACCGTCTCGCCCTCGGCCTTGAAGAAGCGTTCGAGCAATTTCTTCTGCCAGTGGTTCCGCATATCAGTCACCGCCGACCGAACATCGGCGTCCAACTTGTTGCGGCGGGCCTTCTGGAGGTACATCATCGTCCAGCCCAGGCTCCGGTCAAACGGCTTGAGCGGGAGCATGTGGCCGGTCGTGGCGCCACGCTTGGGCGTCGGGACGCTGTATTCGGTCGCGTCCTCCACACCGTTCGACACGCCGATCGGGTACTCCAACTCGGGCGTGTCCTGGACGGCGAGCATATCGCCGTAATGGGGCAGGGTCAGGAGCGACGCGTTCAGGGCGCCAATGCCACCCTGGACATCACGGACGACCTGATCGAAGGTCTGTCCTTCCTGCATCTGCACTCGGCGGAGTTCCGGCAGGTCCCACAGCGCGGGGGTCGCAAGACCCTTGAGATCGTCAAGACCGAGGGTTGCCATTTACGCTTCCTCGCTTTCCGTGCGAAGGAACAGCACGGTCGCAGTCAGCGGCTTGCCGATCTTGTGCGTTACGGTCCCCGCCGCATCGCCAAACTTCGCAAGCGTGTCCGACTGATATAGAATGTCGCCAGGGGTCATACCCGAGAACCCGGTGACAGGACCCCAAACTGCCACATCCACCGCATCGTTCAGCACCGCGGCAGTCTTGGGACTGCCGGCTACTGAGAGCACGACACCGATCGAATGGGCGGCGGGGGCGGCAGTGCCGATCGCGGCTATAACCTTGCCAGCCGAATCGACGTAGACCGCATCACCGACATTGACTGCGCCTCCAGCAACAAACCGCAGGATCAATGCTCCGGGCAGAGGGCGAACATCCGCGGGCGTTACGGTAATCAGTGCCATCGGGTGTCCCTTTCGTTAGATCAGATGCCGAACCGACGTTTCAGCGCGTCCTCATCCGCTTTGTCGCCGGACGGACCACTATCGCCATCGGTGTTCGGCTTGGTCGGACCAACTTTCGCCAACAGATACGGCTTGTCCGTGGCGAGTTTCTTTAGCGCCGTCTCGACCGCCTTCGCCTCGACTTCATCCTTCTCTTCGTCGTACGGCAGGCCGTCGTGAGCCACGAACCGTTCTGCATCCGCCGGGTCAGCAAAGTTCAATTTCGAAGCGGTCGATCGGACTGCCGAGGAGATCGTGACACGCTTGATTCGGGCACGGCTTTCGGCCTGGGCCTTCGTCAGCGTTTCGTTTTCCTTTTTCAGACGGTCCACCTCAGTCAACTCGCCCGCCAACCGCTTCTGCTCGGCCTCCTCGAACTTCTTGAGGGCGGCTTTACGTTGCGCGCTTTCGTGCGAGACACGACTGACCTCGGACTCCGTCGTCAGCAACCGATCGGCCAACTCCTCCGGCTTCAACTTCAACAGTTCGGAGCGGGCCTTTTCTGCCGCGGTGGGTTCGGGCTTTTTTTCGCCGTCGCCCGCACCACCGCTCGCGCCACCGGCGCCACCACCTTGCGGCGTACTGCCGCTGTTTCCGCCCTGCCCTTCCGTTCCACCGCTCCCCCCTCCATCCCCGTCGAACAGGAACCGTGGTCCGAACATGCCGTGGAACATACTGTTCCCCTTCCCTTTGGCCTACTGGCCTCGATCGGATGATTGCACTGCGGCTATCCTACATAGGAACCCCGAAAAACGCAACCCCCCACCGCTAGGCACTGTGCTACAATCCGACCGATCGCGCGGGACAGTCGGCGTGGCTTCGCTGGCCGGCAAGCCACTCACGACGGAAGGGAACGGGCGCCTCACAAGGGCGCCCGTTCGACTCACTCGCTCAGTCTCTCAGCCGACTCCGACAGCAATCTCTCGGTAACGCCAAGGTCGTACTGCTCCTGATACAGCGCCACCACGGTTCGGCACCACCAGTGGAACGGGGGCCAGTCCATGTCGTCGGCGTACCGCGGCTCGGCTGTCAGGTGAAAGTCCTCATCCAGGCCGACGATCACGCCGTTGATCTCCAGGCATGTGTCCGTCGTCACCGCGTCGAGCGCGGCAATCGCCTGCTTCATAAAGACCTGACCCGTCCCGACAGCGCCACCTTCCATCATCCCACTCAGCGCACCCATCGCCTCACGTGCGCTCCAGGCCGAAACCTCCTGGGCTGTCGGCGCCGGGGAGAACATGCCCCACTCCCCTTCTCCCCCCAACACCTGCTCCACCGACGCTCCGGTGTCTATCAGTGCAAGCGCCTGGGCCGTCTGCCGCTGGACAGTCGCCGCGACGACACGGAGCGCCGGCCTCATCACTGTCGTTGCATCTGAGACGTTGGGACTGAGGTCGTACGCATGCAACTGCTCGCGTGCCGTGTCGATTCCTACCTCCCGGCCCCGGAGGATCAACAGGTGGGATCGGTCGCTGACCATCTGCTCCAGGTTGTCCAGCACGTCCGCCGCCGCCGCAACATCCCACTTGCCGTTGCGATACGTAGTCGCCATCGCTCGCCGGCTGTTACGGAAGGCCGACACGATCACACCCTTCGGGTTCTTGACTGTCCCGATCCGATCAAACAGGCGGTCAAGACGGTCGTTGGCCCGGATCGCAGAGGCGTGCGCCCGCTCAAGAGGGTTCACGCGTTACTTGCTCTCGCCGTCCGTTGTCTCGCCGTCCGTTGTCTCGCCGTCCTCCTGCCCTCTGTCCCCACCCCCCGGCGTCACGTTGCCACCGATCGCGGCAAGGTTGGCCCGCATCTTCTCCCGCGACTTCCACTCAGGAGTCGCTTTCATCGCCACGATGTCCTCGTCGGTGTACCCCAACTGGCGCTTCCACAGGAACTCCTCAGGGACACCGAGGGCTTTATGCTCTTTGGCGATCTCCGCCTTTTCTTTGTCGTTGCGCACTTCCGCCGGTTTCCAGATTACACGGACCTTCGCCGCGGCATCGGCGGTTATGACTTCCGCCCCCGTGCCGAAGGTAGCCGACAGCCTCAGGGCAACTCCCATCACATAACCCCAGGCGTCCCCGAACACTGACTGTCGGCGCTCGATCTTGGCCGTGAACGGCGCTTCCTGTTGCTTCAACGTCTCTGCGCCAGCGATCGCCTTCGTCGTTTGGAACCGGCTCATCGGCACGTCGCTCACGTCCGCAACGCGGTAGACGATCCGCTCCTCCAACTCCAGCATATCCTTGAGATCCCCGGCTTCGATCGACTGCACACTGGCATCCGCAGGCTTGGCGCTCGTACCGTAAGCATTCCCTGGGGTGATCTTGACGAGGTTCGATCCGTCCTCCGCCGGCGGTTTCCCGTCCGTTGTCATAACAAACCCGAATGTGAACAGCAGACGGAACCCGGTCGCATCCGCCGTCGCCAGGAGGTCCAACCACTGCTTATTGAGAATGTCCTGGAGGGTGATAACGTCCACGAGGTCAGACTTCATACCCTGCGTCGTCAAGTGTCCGACGGGTATACCGATCGGCTTGCCCTCTTTCGTCAGCCAGGGGACGGGCCACGCCGCATCCTGCAAGACGAACTGTTTCTCGCCGTTGACATCGCTTTCTACGATTTCTTTTTCGATGAACGGCATCCACTGATCCATCTTCCACAGATACTTCTCGATGCGATCGGGGTAGTACCGGGTCTGCCGTCTTTCTGTTTGCGTGCCGACCTTCTCCCACCATTCCTTTACCGCACGGATCGGCTCGGCAAGGTAGTTACCGTTCGGATAGTCCATCCTCATCCCGAAGTCGTCACCGCCGGCCTGCTTGTCGATGAACCTGGGGTGCAGGATGAACTTGGGGCGGTTGTTCTCCACGTCCCAATCCACCAGCACGAACGCCTCACCGTCCCGGCCCGCGTAGGTATGAGCCTCCGCCGCGACCGTCGGCATCCTGGCGTCCATCCACCACTCTTGCAACGCCAGCCCGACTTTCTCGTTTGCCGCGCCCGCCGCGTGCACTGCGAACGCGGCAACCTCCAGTTTCTCCACGATAGAGTCGACCACATCGGCACACAGGTTCACCTTGAACTTGATTAGGCCCTTGTGCTGGTCGATCCACGCTTTCTGACGGTCGGTGAGGAAGATTGAGTGATCGCCGTCGTAATACTTACGCGCCGTCACAACCACGGTCTGCTTCGTCGTTTCCTCTTTGGTCAGCATCGCCATCGGGGACCTCCCTGAGTCCAGCCACGATCGCACGGCATCACGTACTGTGCTGTTCGCTCGTTCGAGCAGGTTCGGCATCTAGTACCTCCACACCCTTGCATCGCCCTTGCCAATGATCTTCGCCGCACCGTAGCGCAGGGCATCGAGACGGTGAAACTTCCGCTTATCCATGATCTCCTCGGTGGGCTGGCCGTCGTCCCCTAGTTTCCGTCGGTACGTTGCAAGTTCATGTCGCAGGCCCTTACATCGGCGGGCGATCTTCAATCGCCCCGTCTTGAACAATTCGATCACTCGATCGATACCCGGCTCGACACCGACATCGGGTGGCTCCTCTATCGGAACGCCCTCCGCCGACCAATCACGCCGTTGCTGTCCTTCCGATCCCGCCCCGCCGACGTACTGGATCACCTTCAACTCGCGGAACGGCAGGTCCCGCTCCTTGACGTACGTGGCGTGTTCCGCCGTGCTTTTCCCGCCGCCGTGGTACTCGTCGTACACGGTCCAGACCCCGGCAGGACTGAGAACCCACCACAGCATGACTTGGTTGGCGCCGCCGAAGTCGAACGTGACCATCCGATCCCATTCCTGGGGGTGATCCACGTCCTCGGCCAGCAACGCTTCATCGAACACATTGTAGATCAACCCCGCCGGCTTTGCGTAACGCCCACGGTAGAACATTTCGTATCGCCAATCCGGGAGGCGTGTCGCCGCGGCCTCGAACTCCTCCCGCGGGAACGCCGGGTTCTCCACTGAGTCGAACTGCACCACGTCGTATTCCTTGTTGCCGTCGGCCCACTTGTCGTACCACTCCGTCTTTGTCCACCCCATGTTGTAGACCGTCGTTGTGCCGAGCACCCGCCCCCTGGCGAGGGACAGCCGGCGCAACACCGCTTCCCAATCCAGGATGTCCCACTCATCCTGCCCCACTTCGTCCAGCCACACCGCCTTCGCCGTGGCCGCTTCCAGCCCGCCGCCCGAACCGACCGACAGGAGGATGATCCGGCCCCACATCAGGTCTGCCGCCGTGCGCGCCCAATACGTCCCGGTGCGCGGGTCCTTCAACTCCAACACCCGCGGTCCATTCCAATAGCGCGCGATGCCCAACGTATACTCGAACCACTTCCGCATTTCGGGGAGCATCTTTAGAGCGAACAGCGGGTACGAGGTTGTGATGGCGAGGTAGTCATTCCCGCCACGAATGTCTGCCGTCCTTGTGATCTCTCGCCACAACCAGATCGGGCCGAACGATGTCTTGCCGCCCTGGGTGCCGGCGAGCATGAGGATAAAGCGAGCGAGGGACAGCCACACCCGCGCTTGCCCCTCATGCGGATTGAACTCCAACGTCCCGTCAGGCCGAACCTGATACAGCGGCGGAAACGTCGGTTCGGCTAACGTCAGCGGAGAGTCAGTTAGCATTCTCCGGCCTGGGGACCAGCGCCAACGTATCGACCACGATCCCGCCCTCGCCCCCATGCTCCCGACCGCGCAGGATCAGAGGGATCAATCCAGCCGGAACACAGTCGGCCTCCCGGTAGAAACAGTCGCACACATACGCCCGAATGATGACTTCCTTTCCCCTCAGGGGAAAGACAGCGAACACCATATCCTGACGGCAGATCGGGCAGGCTGGGGCCTTAGACATCGATCGCCGCCGGTTCGGCTTGTCGCAGGAAAGCCAATGGCCCAAACAGCGTGACCGCCATCTCAACCCCAACATCCGTCAATTCTCCGCTCCCCGGCGTTCTCATCACTACCATCCCTCCTGATCGAACGACCGCGGTTGTCCTGCTTGCATATCTACCCTCACGGAACCGGCACCAATACTTCGGGCCTTCTCTGAAGGCCCTCCGCTTCTTTCCTTCCAACCAACGGTCGAAACTCCCCTCCACCATTCACGCCTCCTCGCCCCGTCCGGGCAACTCAATCGGGATCGCCGTCTCGATCCCGTACTCCATCGCCACCTTCGCCGGCAGGTTGACGACGACCTCACGGATTGGGATGATTACGTTGACACTCCCGCCCTCGCCCAGGCCCAACAGACCTGCCACCCCCCCTTGATCCTGCCAGTTACGTCGATACCGCCGCACCAGGAAGTCCTTCGCCGCTCGCCAGTCATTCGGCATTTGCGCGCGCCACAGCGCGACGACAATCGCCTCGGCCTGCAACTCCGCTTCTTGAACCGCATCACGGAAGTCCGCATAGATCGATCGGACACCCGTCTTGCTGTCGGCCTCTCCCCGGACGATCCACTCTCGAAACGTCTTGTATGAGACACCGGCGTAGCCGCACGCGGCATCGTAGTAATTGCCAATCTTGATCGCTTCCAACAGACGCGCTCGAACACGCGGCTCCTCCAACTTCGAGGGGCGCCCGATCGTATCTCGCGCTCCCGCCTTGCGCGCAACATCCCTGGCGGTCGGCTTGTCATGCCGGCGTGTAGCCTTGGCCTTGCCTCGACGGACGTTCCTGGGCTTGCTGGCTTTCCTGGGCGCCACTGACTACACCGCGTGCGAAAGCGGCCACACCCTCTGGACGTGGATCATTAGCCGGAGCGTGGTCTGCACCTGACGGTACTCCAGGTATCGGCCCCACTTCTCTTTCAGGTACTTCAACTCCCGGTCCTCCCTACGCTTCGATCGGACGACGGCATTGCCGCCCGTCACTCCCGATCGATCGTGGACGAACGACAGCCGTGCATCCTGCCACACGACCCGGAACCGCATGAGCGCCTGGAGACAGAAATCGATGTCGGCCCGCATGAGGAGCGACGTATCATATCTGATCTCCCTGCCGACGACACCGATCACACCGCCAACCCAGGCATTGAGCATGAACGGCACGTGCGGCCTGAACTTACGCACGTCCCATGCCTGATTGAACCCGAACACTCCCGTCTTGGCGTCCGCCGCGCACTGCGCCGTCATATCCACCGCCCGCTGTATGTCAGCCGGATCGGTCACGTCCCGCTTGTGCAGGCCGACCAGGGCATACAAGGCATGAACGTCGTCGTCAACGAAACACAGGCGTTCGTCCTGGAAGTGATCGAGGACCCACTGCCGCATCGGGCCTATCCCCACCACCGAGTCCGGGTGCGTGACGATCTCGACCCCTGGGCAGGTGCGAGCGTACTCCTTCGCCTCTGACTCCCCGACACAGACGGTGGCGTTGGGGAACAGCCGGAGCGCCTTCCGAGCGATCAGCCTCGATCGCTGGCGTGACGGGATCACGACCTTACACGGCATCATTTCTTACCGTCCAGCATGGCGATCACTTCCGTCCCGTCAACGACACGCCCTAGTCCGATCTTGCGCTTCCGATCGCCCACCGTGAACCCAACCCGCCCGATGTTTAGGCGGTCCAGGGCATTGAGAAAGTCCAACTGATTGCGGAAGAACAGGACGACGTAATCGTAGTATTCGTACGGTTGCAACTCCATTTCGGGAATGGCGGCGTCGTCAGCGGCACGGACTTCCTCCTCCCCGATGATCTTTCCCAACTCATCCCCCTCGAACAGCCCGGTCAACAGCGCACGTTCCTTCTCAGCGATGTCTTTCAGGATCGACGGGTTCCACTCCGCCAACTCGCCGGCACGGTTGTCCATCAGCGCCATGCGCGTACGCTCCTTGCCTTTCAGGTCCTTCCGCCGGACGGCG